TCAATATGCCCTTCACAGACATCGCTGAAGAGGCGTGGGAACGCGCTGGGCGTGAGTTACGGTCTGGGTATGATCTCCAGACTGCCCGTCGTTCTATGAATCTGATGACGATTGAGTGGCAGAATCGTGGCATTAACATGTGGACGATTGAGCAGGGTGTTCTTGATTTAGTGCAAGGCCAAGCAACCTACGCACTCCCTGATGACACCATTGACCTTCTAGAGCAGAGCGTTCGTACGGGTGCACACAACTCGGTCACGCAGTCGGATCTAAACCTTAACCGGATTAGCATCAGTACTTACGCGTCTATCCCTAACAAAATTACACAATCACGGCCCATACAGGTCGTTATCCATAGAGATAGTGGGCAGACTTACCCAACCGGTATAACGTTAGGGGCTACTGCAACCAGCACTGCTACGACAATTACGCTTAGTGGTGTAGCGGGATTACCCCCTGCAGGGTTCGTTAAGATCGAAAACGAGATTATTAACTACGGGTATATTGAGGGTAACGTGTTACAGAACTGCTTCAGGGGCCAACAGGGCACTACAGCAGCGACTCACACGGTTGGTGGTACCGCTATACCCGTTTACTGGGAACAAGTCCCTGCGGTCACCGTATGGCCTGTACCGGACAATGTTGAGAGCTACCAGATTGTTTACTGGCGTATGCGACGTGTGCAAGATGCTGGTAGTGGTATTGAGACAGCCGACATGAACTTTCGGTTCTTTCCATGTTTAGTAGCAGGTCTGGCATACCATATTGCCATGAAAGTACCTGAGTTCATGGATAGAGTACCGATGTTAAAAGCGGCATACGAAGAACAGTTTGAGCTTGCTGCAGGAGAAGATAGGGAAAAAGCCCCCGTGCGGTTTGTACCTCGTGCAGGTAGGTTCTAAATGGGTAACCAATTCGCTTCAGACAAAAGAGCCATCGCCATGTGCGATGTGTGCGGCTTCCAATTTAAACTGAAGACGTTAAAAGATTTAGTAGTTAAGGGCAGGAACACGAACATAAAAGCGTGTCAAGAGTGCTGGAATCCAGACCAGCCGCAACTTAAACTAGGGGAGTTTCCGGTAAACGACCCGCAAGCAATTAGAGATCCAAGGCCCGATAGAAGTCTTGGCGTATCAGGAGAGTATAGTAGTAGAGATATACAGTGGGGTTGGAACCCAGTAGGCGGTGGTAATGATCCGTTTGGGCTAACTCCTAACAACTTAATATCTACTGGGTCAGTAGGAACAGTTACAGTAACGACTACATAGGAGTAGTACGATGTATAACCCTAAAAATGTTTTTGGGATGGAAGAAGTCAAAGTCCAAAAGAATAAAGGCGTCCAGTCTTATGGTGCCAAGCCAAGCATGAAAGGCGTTAAGACTTCCGGTACTATGATGCGCGGGTATGGCGCAGCGACTAAAGGCCGTATGTGCCGAGGGCCAATGGGCTAAATCATGGACTACACGCAGCTCAAAGTAGATATTCAGGATATTTGTGAGACGACTTTCACAGATGCCCAGCTTGCTATGTTTACCGAACAGGCCGAGCAGAAGATCTATAATACGGTTCAGATCCCTGCGTTACGTAAAAACGTTACTGGGTCAGTAACAGCTAGTAACACGTACCTAGACATCCCTTCGGACTTCTTATGGTCGTACTCTTTAGCGGTTATTGACGGAGACGGTAATTATTCGTTCTTGATTAACAAAGACGTTAACTTCATCCGTGAAGCATACCCAAAGGCTACTTCTACAGGGCTACCGGTACATTATGCGTATTTCAATGATGACGCGTTTATTGTTGGCCCGACGCCAGACAGTAACTATGCAGTAGAGCTACATTACGGGTATTACCCTGAATCCATTGTGACGGCTGGTACGACGTGGCTTGGGAATGAATTTGATTCGGCTTTGCTGAATGGTGCGTTGATTGAGGCTATCCGATTCTTGAAAGGCGAGCCTGATATGGTAGCTCTATACGAACGGTTATATGTACAGGCTATAGGGTTACTCAAGAATTTGGGTGACGGTAAATTACGCGAAGATGCTTTCCGTTCAGGTCAGTATAAAGTTGCGGTAACTTAAGGAGTTTAACATGGCAATTACACAGGCAATGTGTACTTCGTTCAAGCAAGCATTACTTGACGGAGAAATGGATTTTAGTAGTGACACAGCGCAGTCTTATAAGATCGCGCTAATTAAATCGGGTTCGTCGGGTACTTTTAATGCTGCTACGACTAGCTATACCGATTTAACGGGTAGTTCTGATGAAGTCACGGGCACAGGGTATTCTGCGGGTGGTAACACGCTGTCTATCTCTACCAACCCTACTACTGGGGGTACTACGGCGTTTCTTAGTTTTGCTACGACTACGTGGACTACGGCGACAATTACCGCTGCTGGAGCTTTGATTTATCAGGCTGGTGGGTCTACCCCTGCGGTTGCGGTACTTGATTTTGGTGGTGATAAAACGTCTACGGCAGGTGATTTTCAGATTACTTTCCCGACCGCAGATGCGACTAACGCCATTATCAGGATTGTTTAGGTACTAAGGGATGCCATCTTCGACGACATACGAAGGCTGGGGACGCGCCAGTTGGGGACAAGGTTCTTGGGGAACCCCCCTTATTATTGTCAACGTCGATGGCCTTCAAGCGACTGGGGCTGTAGGTAGTGTAAGTATAGCTGCGGATGCAGTCGTAGCCGTTACAGGAGTAGTTGGTACAGGCAATGTTGGTGCGGTAGCTGTAAGTGGTGAAGCCAATGTCTACCCATCAGGACTACAAGCTACAGGCGCAACAGGAACCGTAGTTGTATCCGCAGATGCGGTAGTAGCAGTAACAGGCGTAGCAGGAACCACGGCTCTAGGAGTAGTAGCGGTATCAGGGGATGCAAATGTAACCCCAGCAGGATTAGAAGCTACCGGTGCCGTAGGTAATGTTGCGATAAATGCCGACGCGATAGTTGCTGTAAGTGGTGTATCAGGGACTGTAGAAACAGGGTCTGTAACGGTAGGGGGCGATGCAAATGTAGCCCTTACTGGAGTTCAAGGCACTACGGCTCTAGGTAACGTTACGGTAGACTTGATTATTCGAGTACCGGTTACAGGAGTACAAGCCACAGGCGCTATTGGCGATGTAATTGTAGGGCTTGGGGTAAACATATTTGTTACAGGTGTAGCAGCCACAGGCGAAATAGGAACTGTCCATATATGGAGCCAAATAGTCCCCGGCCAAAATCCAAACTGGCAAGATATTAGTGATGCACAAAATCCAAATTGGGTTAATATAAATACGACTCAGAATCCAAACTGGCAAGACATAGCCGCATGAGGTTAAGAACATGACAACGCAATATACTACGATCCTTAAACTCGCTCTTCCCGTTCAGGGGGAATTGAGTGGTACTTGGGGCGATGTTGTAAACGACAATATCACGCAGATGGTTGAACAGGCCATTGCGGGTAAAGCCACGGTTAATTCATGGACAGCTAACTCACACACGCTAACCACCGCCGATGGTACGACCTCTGAGTCTCGTTGCGCTATTTTAGAGCTAACTGACACGGGTACTGCACTGACAGGCGCTGGTACGGTAGTCTGCCCCACCAATACAAAACTTTACATCGTAGATAACAACACCGCACAGATTATTACTGTTAAGACTTCTGGTGGTACAGGCGTTGCCGTGCCCGTAGGTAAAACCATGTTGGTCTACTGCGATGGCACTAACGTCGTTGAAGGTGTTACCCACGCAAATAGTCTAAGTTTGGGTACGAGCACGAATACGGTTAACGCTATATCTACTGCGACAGACCTTGGCGATACAGGAAGTAGCGACTCCAACTTACCTACGCAGTTAGCAGTGAAAACTTATGTCGATGGGCAAATTGCAGCGACTAACGAACTTAGTGAGGTTCTTGCCGCTGGTAACACTACTGGCGCAAACGACATCGATGTTGAAAACGCTCAGAAGGTTCAGTTCCGCGATGCCGCTATTTACATTAATTCAAGCGTAGACGGTCAGTTAGATATTGTTGCAGACACTGAAATTCAAATTGCTGCAACTACGGTAGATCTGAATGGCAACCTTGATGTATCTGGCACAACCGTATCAGCAGGAAAGATCACAGCAGACGCTGGGATAGACATTGACAACATCAACATTGACGGCACTACGATTGCCCTAAGCTCTGGAGATCTAACACTAGACGTTGCAGGAGACATTATTCTTGATGCTGATGGTGGAGATGTAATCCTTAAAGACGCAGGTTCCGACAGAGGGCGATTTGACGTTTCGGATAACTTTATAATTAAATCTCAGGTTTCCGATAAAGATATAATATTCCAAGGGAACGATGCAGGAATAGGAATCATCACAGCCCTCACCCTTGATATGTCAGCGTCAGGTAGAGCAACATTTAATAATAATGTCGTAGTCACAGATGGAAACGCTTTTGTAGCAGGCAACAGTGATGATTTTCAGATATACCATTCAAGCGATCAAAATGTTATTCAAGCGGTAACAAGCGACCAAGATATTGTATTTAAAGGTAGTGACGGTGGAAGTGCTATCACAGCCCTCACCCTTGATATGTCAGCGGCAGGTGCGGCTACGTTTAATGGGTCTGTACTCGTCCCTAATAAAATTGAGCATGTTGGAGATGCCGATACTTATTTGCAGTTCAGCGCAGATGATTGGAGAGTTGTAACTGGAAACTTAGAAAGGTTTTCGGTAAATAATAGTGCTGTTGTCGTAAACGAAGAAAGTGATGACCTAGACTTCCGCGTTGAGTCTAACGGCAACGCTAATATGCTGTTTGTTGACGGTGGTAATAATTCGGTAAGTATTGGTACATCTGTTAATTTGGGTGGCACCCTAAATCTTTATGATGGTAGCTTTCGTGGACAAGCGGCTGGCGCTCTGACAGCGACTATGATGAAACCTACAGCCTTTGGTTACTCACCCGGCGCTTACGCTGTCACTATGTTGGGCGCACCAAATACAAGCGGTACTGTGTCTATCGGATATGACCCCAGTGGAAACCTAAGTGGGGCTTTCGGTGGTAGCGGCACTGAGATGTTGTTTGGTGGAAATATGTATTTTACTCAGCCTAACGCAACTGACGACGGATGGGTGAACCAAATCCGCATGGAGAATCAAACCGGCGTTACAATTAACGAAGACAGTGAAGACCTAGACTTCCGTGTTGAGTCTAACGGCAACGCTAATATGCTGTTTGTTGATGGTGGTGCTGATCTCGTGGGGATCGGCACGGGTTCGCCTATTGCTTTAGATGGTAATGCTGCCCCCGGATTAACAATATCGTCCAACGGGCCTTTCATTTGTTTGCAAGATGCCAACAATGCAGACAAAGTTAATTACATATCTAATAACACAGGTGTGATGCAGTTTGGAATCGTCGGCGATAACGGTGCTACTGGCAAAACTGAGGTTGCAAACTTCAGTAGTGTAGGAGCTATTTTTAACGATGGTGGTTTGGCAGCTAATGACTTCCGCGTTGAGTCTGACACCAACGCTCAAGCCTTATTCGTAGATGCTGGCGGCAACTTCGTTGCTATGGGCAACACCACTAAAATCCCTGTCAGTGGTTTTTCAGACCAACATGGTTTTGGTTTTGACGCCCTAACTGGTTCCACTCAAATAGCCTCAGACGGCGTACCTTTAGAAATAGGAAGAACGACCACAGGTGGTTCAAACGGTTTATTTATCCAGATGCGGGAACAGTCGAACGTTGTTGGTGCCATTGGGAATTACAACGGCGTCCCTTACATAGGCTATGGCGGAGGAACTGGCGGCGGTATTATGTTCAATGGGCGGTCGATAGAGCCGACCGGCCTTGGCGCTACTCGCACTGATGGCGCAAACGACATAGGATCGTCTACTTACCGTTGGAAAGACGCATATCTTGCGGGCGGAGTTTTCCTCGGCGGGACGGTAGCGGCCAATCTATTAGACGATTACGAGGAGGGAACTTGGACTCCAGTAATAGCAGGTTCGCAAGGAGGTGCATATACCTATACAGCAGCGGCTACGGCTCGCTATACAAGAGTAGGCAATCTTGTCACTCTTTCAGCGGCAATTACTAACATAACAACTAGCGGAGGCGGTCATACTGGTTATGTACAAATACAAGGAGCGCCATTTAATAAAGACTCCTCTACTTTTGCAACAGGGGCAATTGAGCTTAGTTCTGGAGATATGAGTAGTGGGCAGACATATGCAACTGTGTCGTTTATTACAGCTAGTTCGACTACTGTTATGTATATAAGGCAGTTAGGAGATAATTCTGCTGGTGCAGATTTTCCTGTTTCAGGTATTAACAGCGGAACTACTGATTTTAACTTTACTATTACATACCAAACAGCATAACAACCATACGCCTAGTGGATGCTAGGCGCGGACAGGAGAAAATAAAATGGCAATAACAAAAGTAGTCGTAAATGACAAAAAAGAAGTAATACTCAATGATGAGTGGAACTTTGTATCAATTCAAGTGCGCGTAGCAACCATCTTTCGGGAGGACGGTATAGATCAAAGCCGATCTTTTCATAGGTATGTGCTACAACCAGATGCAGATTATTCGGCGCTACCTGCGGATGTGGTAGCGCTTTGCAACTTAGAGTTTACAGACGAGTGCAAGGCGAACTACCAACTATTCTTAGCCGCGCAACCAACGCCTTAAAGGAGAAACAAAATGGCAATTACAAACACTTGGTCAGTATCTGACATGCAGCACATGGACTCCGATGGTGGAGTTTTCTTGGTTTACTGGTCGATGGTAGCGGCAAGCGATGGTACGCCATCCTACACTGCT